CTCTTTTGACTTATTTCGTCACTAAGCCCGCCTAGTGACGTATGCGTAACTGCTATTGTATACAATGTATTGTAATCAGTGTCCCAGACATCAGCCGTGTGTTGTAGTTGTGTATACAAAATACTTTCTATAACATGTTTATCACCGCCACGTTCTAATATTTCAGATGCGCGGTCCAATTGCGATTTAAGGTAAGCCCTCAAGTTGTTTGGTAATGCCGACTCAGTCGGACCATGAACGAAAGTTGCTACAGATCTAGCCAAGTATTGGCTGGACGTCTTTGCTCTGTGATCAACACGTAAAAACTCAGCTATAGCGCCAAGGAAACACTTAGTTTTCTGGAACCTAATATTATATATCTTCGCACGATGTTCGAGAGTTACTATCTGTTTCATATTTTTCACAGACATTAATACGTCATCACCGTTATGCGTACTCACTACATTTAACCCGTCTAGGCACAAATCAGTATAAATTTGATTGAGTATAGTGTTCATTACAGTAGTGAAACGCCATCCAGATAGTAAGGTCCCACTAGCCTTATATTGTGAGTTATTAACTACATCATTAATATAACACTCATCCAATGAGCGTATTACCCAGCCTAAAGCGGTTATCTGGTCTGGTACCATATCGTTGCTGAATACTGAATGATAAGCACGGAGCACTGCTTGCATGCTACTATTACTATGTTGTGAATTAAAGTCTTCAAAGTCAAAACAGAAAGGAGTACCATTAGACAGAACCTGCTGTACCGTTTTTGCTACGCTCTCTTCGTTGGCAGATTGTCCTATTGGGAATTTTTCTGACAACATCTCTTCTATATTGGGCATACAGTATCCTGCCATAATAAAGCTGGTAGCGTCCACCCCGTAAATAGCCCTCTGTTTACCCCACTCATATTTGGTTGAAGACCATGCCACCATTTCTGCTTTACGCCTTGAAAATTTCGAGAATGGGTATGCCGGCATACGGTTGAAAGAATAGAATTTGTGTTTTAATGACCGGTCACTCGCAATGTACTCTTTATCTTCTTCGTATTGAGAGTGATATGCCCCAGTAGGCGACCAGGCCCACCGCATAGCCCAGTAGTCCTCCCACAAGGTTCTCTTGGGCTTGGCACCTCTATCGCGAATTTGTTGGAATAGTAGTACAGCTCTAGAAAACACTTCTGCTTCGTTGACGTTACATAAATTAGGGTTGGTCCTGTTTTCACGCTCCTG